TATCCTTGCATTCCTGCACCCTCTGCCTAAAGTATTCAGGCTTCACTGTGACCCCATAGCCAGGGTTAGCCTTTCGCCAAGTAGCTTCTGATGTCCAGTCATCTTCCACTTCAGCCCCATAAATCTTGGCATAGAATGTTGGATCCTTGATGGTGCCATCCAAAATCTTTTGAGCATAAGAATGCATTTCAAAACAGAATGATGATCTGTCACTGCCTGCTGTGGTGATCATCACACAAAGTGGTTGCCTTCTGGCTAATGTTCCTGTCATCAAGGTGTCATATAGTTCCCTTGATTTCTGGGTGTGAACTTCATCTATGATGATGCCATGCGGGTTGCCACCATGGGCAGTATGGGCATCAGCACTGATGGACTTGTAAACAGATTTGGTCTGTGGGTAGATGATGGTGTTTTTGTAAATCTGTAATTTGTTTGCAAGGGGTGGACAGGATGCCAGCAGGTTCTTGGCAGAATCAAAACAAAAGTGTGCCTGTTCTCTAGATGCTGCTGCACTGTAGATTTCAGCCCCAGGTTCACCTTCAATCAGTAACCACAGTGCAATGGCTGATGCTAGTGTGGTTTTGCCAGCTTTCCTTGGGATTTCAAGATAAACCTGACGGGTGATTCTGTTTCCAGATTTATCCACATTTCCAAAGACATCCCGCAAGATTTCCTTTTGCCAGTTCTGCAAACTAAACTTTTTTCCGGACCATTCACCCTTGTGGTGACGCAAAGCATTTTCAATGAATGGAATAATCAGGGGTTGTGGTTTCTGTTTATTCTTCTTCATCATCATCCAGTTCTTCAAATTGTCTAAAATTAGTCTAGATCTGTCTAAAATTAGTCTAGATCTTCTTCATCATCATCCAATTCTTCCAGTGGATCCCTAGACTTCACACCACATAATTCTTCCAGCCAGTTCTGTTCTTTCCTGACTGGATCAGCCACCAGCTTGCTTCTGGCCAGTGGTGTCAGGCCAAGGGATTTTCCAAGGGTTGAAAGTCTTGCTGAAAGTGCCGTCAGTTGATCCACAGCAGGGTGGGATTTCAGTGGCCTTCCTTCCTGTTCAATAAAACCACCTGAACTGTCAATCATCTGCTGGCACCTGACCACCTGAGAATAAAGGCTGCAGTAGACTGCCACAGCATCAGCATCCACGGGCGAAAGGATGGACATGGGCTTCAGTCCTGACAGAAGTTCATGCCACTTCTTTCTTCCAATCTCATCAAGCCAATCAGGCATCAATGGATCATCCACTGAATATTCCACTGGTGATGGGTTGGTGGTGGATGGTCTTGGGTTTGGATTCAAAGACAATAGCTGTCTTTTAATTGGTTTTCTACCTCTGCCCATAGTGGTTCCCCTAATTTGCCCTAAAAACTATGCAAAAATTGCAAAATTTGCGAGAGGGTACGGAAGACCCGCCCCCTAAACTTTTGATCCCCCCCTGGGTGCCAATCCGGCAGTTGGCCAAAATCGCCCTAAAATTCATGTTTTTTCCTCATTTTTTTGTCACTTTTTGCCTTTTGCCCATGTTTCATGCCAAGTCTTTGAATTATGGCAGCTTGCACACAGTGGCTGCAGGTTCCACCTGCTGTGATCTCCACCCTTCTTCAATGGTGTGATGTGATCCACACAGGTGGCAGGTTGCTGGCAGGATCTGCATAGCGGTTCTTCACGCAAGACTGCTAGTCTGATCTTCTGCCACAATCGGTCATAACCCCTTTGGTATGGGGTTGGCCTATCATGCTTCTTGTGCTTATTGCTGCCATTTAAACTGTGCTTTGGTGGATCCCATGGCATGGTTTATATCCCCTTGATGTGGACATGACATTCAGCAGGACCGCCTAAACCTTTTTGATAGGTGACAGTCAGGCTGGTGATGGTCTGGCAGTTGTCTTCTGGAATAATGTGCAGATGCTGTAATAGATCCAGCACTGGTTTCCATGTGTTGTCAAGGTCTCTATCTTTTCGCCATCCAGATCCACCAAGAATGTTCATAGTGATGGCATAGGGTGGTGGTGGTACTTTTCCTTTTTTGGTGGCATGGGCCATCAGTTCAGCAGCATGGTGCCAGTCCACATATTTTTTAGACCTGTAAACAGTTCCCCTTCTGGTGGCTCGGAATATGTGATTGACTGATGGTGGAATAGGTAGCTGTAATTTCATGCCATCAGCATGGCTTCACATTCATGAAATTCCAAACTGTACTGCCTGATTTTCATGGATGTTTCTTGACCCTATTCAGCTTTATGGTTGCCCGCCTTAACTGAAATTCCAACAACCTGTTCAGGTATTTCTGATGATCCAGCTTGGCCTGCAGGTCATGGCATTTAATGATTAAGTCTTCCATGGATTCTGTTCTGGACTTGCACTTTAAGCATATGCCCCTTTTTAAAACATCCACCCTTAAACAGTGCCTGCACTGTCCCCTGACCATTGCCATCACTTCCCCCTATTGATCTGGTGTTCTGTCCACTTCAACACTGTTGGTGGTGTCAAATATTCCTGGCCGATCACTATCTTTTGCAGTTGGTCACTAAACCATTCCTGCTGGTGTTCAACCACTGTCTGTCCTGAAATAGCTCCAGCAATTACCACATCCAGTTCCAACGGCACCACAGGTTGATGCAATAAAACAACAGTCAAAACATAATGCACTGATGAATTCAGCCTATTTTGTGTCAGCAGTAAATCTGGCTGGTGACAGAATTGGTGATACATCAAATCTCTGCTTTTGACATCAAGCCCTGGAAGATCTTCCCCACCATCTGAAAGTGCTTTGCTTTCATGCAACCATGCCTGCTGTTCCCAAAATTCGCCTAGGTCACCCCATAGCCATTGCCATACTGCTGCTTCACCACACAATCCAATAAACTGCTGAAAGTGTTCTGCCTCTGTTGGTTTGAGTCCAAATTTAAGGAATCTGCTAAGACTGGATGTCCAGTTGTTCTGCCTAAACCAATCCGCTTTAGCTTTCGCAATGGACCAGATCAGGTCCAAAGTTGATGTGTCTAACTTTATTTGAACTCTCAAAGATGCATCCATTCATGTGGCAGGATCCATCCTTAGAAAGTGTTATTGACCCCATTGATCAGCCATGGCTTTGGCTATTCCTGAATAGGTAAGTGATCTTATTTTCCATCTGTCTTTTGAAGGTCCAAGATTGTTTTGGCCTGATGGTGTTTGATTGGCATATCTGGTTTTTTTTATGATGTTGGTGGGTTCAAGCTTTGGTAAACCTTTAAGCCAAAGGCAGGTTTGTTTGCTGGCATCTTCACCAAACATCCAAGGCTGGATGATTTGATCAGGTTTCCTAATAGCTGTTGAAATTCGCCCTATTGGATTTTCCAAAGCTATTTTTTTGATAGGAGCATTCAAAAGAACTTTAACAAACTCTAATGCATCTTCTGTTAGTTTTTCCCTGCCTGCTATCCGTTTGTTCCAGTGCAGTCCTGAAGATGACAGATAGGTGCATGGTGGATGACATATCATTAAATCCCAATGCGGTCTATCAATTGGCCTTCCCAGCATAATTCCATCAATTTCCTGGTATTCAATATTAGATTGGGTTGACCAAATGCATTGGCATTCATCAGGATCATTGTTGGAAACTTGGCAAGGGTATTCATTTAAATCACACCCCAAACAATTTCCGGCAAATTGAACTGGTTCCCACCCACCCAGAAGATTCCTGACATCACCCTGGTAATGAATACCTGGTTTTTCTGTTGGCAACAGGTCACATGAGACAGCATGGTGACCAGCATTTCTAAAAGCATCCCTGACAGTTCCAGAAAATTCACATCCTATTAAAACTCGCACTGGACATCCTGACCATCTGCAGGATCCATCCTTAAGTGACCTTAAAACTGACCAATTGACGATCTATCTAAATTTGGTCTTTTAAACCCTAAAACTTTCTTTCATTTGTTTCCAAAATAGGCATGGTGGACATGGTGGGGGTGGACTTCATTTTCCGGTTAGTTCTATATATTTCATGGTGGACATACCCTTTCTCCTCTTTTTAATTACCTTTTTAATATTTCTTATTTTATCTCCACCAAGTCCACCATATAAATATAAAGTAATATAATATAAAGACTTAAGTGGGGTGGACTTCACTTTTCCAAGTCCACCATTTTCACCATGAAGTCCACCAAGTCCACCAATTTCCAAAACACCAATATTATTCATCCTTTTTTATTTCCTTATTTTAACTGTTAATTTGGGTAAACCTTACATGAAGTCCACCATCGGACAAGTTTGTCCTATTTTGATAATTCACTAAATTCACCAACAAAAGAATGATAGTTAATCAGTGCCTGTGCCAGTTGTTTTGCAAGGTGTTTGACTCCTTGGGTGCCTAACTGTTCCAGCACCTCATTTTGCTTGTCTTCTGGTAAGTCTTCAAAACAGGTTCCCTGTCCTCTTTTCTCACCTGGAAAGGCATGAAAGAACCTGATACCTGATATGTTTTTCCTCTTTTCAACCATGGGTCTGAATCTCCTGCTGTGCTGTAAACTTCCTTTTAAACTCCCGATAACCCTTTTGAGTCCTTCTTTCCCATGCCTGATTTTTGGTCAGTGCTATGGTGAAATTCTTGATGCCAAGTGCCTTGATGGCTGCAGATAGTGTCCACTGGTAATAGTGTTGATACAGTTCACCTGACCGGACCCACTGGTCTGGTTCAGCATGGAATTGATCCAGCCACAGAATGATGGACTGTTCTGGATCATTGTCTTCCCTGTACTCTTGCACCTGTCTGACCACTTCATCCGGTTTGGCCAGTCCTTCCTGTTGATACAGCAGTGACCCCTGCACCAACCAATTCAGGATCCCTTCCCTTTCCTCAAGGATCCGCACTGGCAAGGATGTGTCCAGATTCCCATTTTCCTTTGAAAATGATGCCTTGAATGGCACCAGTGCTATTCTGGCCCAGATAGCTGTGTTTGATTCTGGAATGTTTGGTCTTTCATTTGTGCAAAGAATTAGGGTGTGGGTCGGTAAGAATGACCATTCATTCTCATGCATTCTTCTGCAGGTGATTTGATCCCCACCTGTTAATTGCTTTACCAGACTGACATTCAGTTCCGCACCCCTAGCTGTTTCCTGTGCCACCATTAACCTTTTGCCATGGAAGCTGGCCAGCCATGTGGGGTGCCTGTCATTTCCCTTGCACAGGTGATTGCTGTCCACTGCACCAGTTAGCCCTGGGCCAAGTACCTGCTGAATGGTGCCAAGTATGGTGGACTTTCCATTCCTGCCATCCCCAACAAACACAGGGAATAGGTGGTCATTAGGCTGCCCAGTTAAAGCCATTCCAAACAGTTTTTGCACATAACGGATCAGATCCACAGATCCCAGAAAGACATCATCCAGCAGCTTCAACCACCTGTCACACTTGGCTTCTGGATTGTATTGGGTGGGGCAAAATGACTGCTGCCAGTCAGTTCTTCTGTTCTTTCTAAGTTCACCACTGGTCAGATCTATGGTTCCATTAGGGCAGGTGATCACATTCCTGACCACTGGGATTTCCATCACCTTTTTTCTCATGTCTGCTTCAGATTTCAAATGGCTGACCACATTATTTAGCCTTTGCAACTTATGCCCTGCCATCAGCCATTTAATGCTGGAATCCTTCATGGCATCTTCCCTGCTCATGCCAGACAGTTTGTCTATCTGGATCCGCAACCTTTCATCCAGATGCTTTTTGTAAAGGATGGCTGGCCCATAGGAATCCTGTTCCCAGATGGTTCCATTCCACACCAGAAAGTCATTCCATTCCTGCACATAGGCCATATCCCTGCCAAATCTGGCCTTTAGGCTTAATGCTTCAGACCATTCTGTCCTGAGGAATTCCCTGTCTTCTTGCTGGCCATCATCATCAGCAGCATTGATGGGGACAATCTTCCCCAGATAATCCATGGCAGCAGACCTATCCAAGATTTCATAGGTGCCACCATTGACCATAAAATCATCCAGCCCCTTGCCTTGGGCATGATCCCAAACAGCCATTTTTAAATCTGCCTGGGGGAATTTCATGAATGCTTTCAGGATGTTCCTGCAGGTTGTCTTTTTGGTTTCAGGATCTTTATCCTGATCAAAGGCAATCACAAAAGTTTGCACTGGGTTTGCAGACATGAACCAGTAAACAGGTTCCATGGTGTTGCTGGGACTGCCCAAGATTGCCAATCCATAAACCTGAGAAATGACTTCAGCCTTTAAATATCCTTCAGTAATCCAGACCATTTGCTTTTCAGTTTGATTTTT